GGAGTATTAGACCATGGTTTACGTTGAACCAGGCCGGCAATGAGCCTTGCAGGGTAGCCATAAACACCAGAGGTGCAAGAGAATTGTCGTAAGAATTCAGTTTGTGAATAGTGAGTTGCGAACTTTGAAAGTGAACCCTGAATATTCATTTGAGTCATAGCATCAATGTACTTATCTCCGTCTTCTTTGGAATTGACGATTAGTCCAGTATCGTCACCTCTCACTGTCATGTAATAATCTGTAATTCCCGCCTTCAATAAGGCTAGTTTTGAATAACAGATGTTCCAAAGGTTACCAAAGAGAGAGGTCCACCTATGTCCAGACATTACTCCTCCAAGAACTTTCCATTTTTGTTTTGTAGCAGGATTTACCATTATGATGTTAGAAAAAGAAGCAAAGACACTATCTTCAATCGAGTAAACTTCGTCCGTTATAGATCCCGGGATTTGTGAATTTATTCGATTAAATAAGAAAAGTAAAATTTGCTTTATTTCATCAAGGGTGGGCTGGTGGTCAAAGTTCTTAAAGTCATAAGGAACACAGTAGCATCCTCTAGTGATCAGATGGTGTTCATACATTTTTCGTTGTTGTTCATGTAACAAAGTTTCGTCTGCAGTCATGTGAGGTAGTAGAGCGTAGTCGTGTTTTAGAAAAGAATTAAGATAACTAACCTTTAAGTATTGGGCGAGGTCAGATCCTACAGCAATTCTTACTTTACCAAGTTCATTTTTTACTACTATAGCCACTTCTTGCCTGTCTCCGTATGAGCTTACGAAGTCAAGAATTTCTTGTAATGAGTGAAATAGTGGTAACAGGTTTTTTCGTAGTTTGATCTTTATGATGTGACCGTCTGTTTTTGAACTTATTGTTACTTTATCCCAATTTGCAGTTGCTGATCTTTGCCATTTTAAGTCTTCGATGTATTCAGCAAAAGTCCAGAATAGTGGAGCTGAAGATTCAGGCCACTCTAGATCAAACAACACCTTAGAAAATCCTTGTAAGTCATGATTGACTAACCCTGATTTTGCAAAAGATGCAGCTTCATCATTGAGGTTGAACCCTTTAACTGGGAGTAATTTGTAAGAAGTGATGTTTTGGTTTTCTAATAACTGGGGAAAGGGTACTTTGAAGAAGTTATGGGCTGCAAGTACGTCAAAAGATGTTTTTAAGTGTAGGTTTAGAGAAGTTGAAATTTTTTGCCAATATTCTGAGCCGTGGAGCCATGCATTATGTTTTTTCCAAAAATTGAGCCAGCTAGGGTGCATTGAACAGCATGCCCACAACAGAATCAAAGTTTCAGCATAAAACCATTGTCCTGACATATGTTTTGTCAATATGTCATGGATCAAAAGATGTTTCTTTGGAAAAGCAGCG